CATAGATCGGCATTTTCCCATAAGAAAAGAAGCTATCTGACACCCAGGTTTCCAAAGGTTTCAATGGTAATCCTACCTTGTCAAATGTTTCTCTCAGCTTTGACAGCAACATACCCAGCTTAGCTCTCACCTCGTTCTTGCTACTTTCGCTCGCTAGTCCATAAATCCTAGCCTGCTTAGAATGAATTGTTACCATCAAAACTTGGTTATCTCCTTGACCCATCAATTTGTATTGGACCCCCATTGAGTCACACACGTGAGCGATCAGTACAACCGTAAATATGGTCCATCCTTTTTGTCTCAACCCTTCAAACCCTCCTATGTGTCCTTCATATATTTCATTCAAGCTTCCACTCTTGGGATTTAATTCATCATCTAAATCCGGAGTGTAAGTTCCGTCTGCCAAATAAATTAAAGAGTGCTCAAATATGTCATAAGTCCGGTTATAAAGGTTTGGTAATCCGAACATCCGTCCCAGTTCTCTGAAGACATGCTCAGTACTCTCTCTTCTCATATTCAGGTTCCATTTTTCAAAATCCATATTTATGCAAAAAGTACGGGAGTTTGCACCTTGCTTCCTTTGGGATGTAGTAACTCTGATCATCTCTTTGGCCAATTCCAATAGGCTATATGTCATAGTGATTCCTGGAATCAGAGGAACTACATTCTCTGATAACATGTTTTCGGTGATAACTACATAAGATCTCATCATCAGTGTCATCAATGCGAACATTCTTGCAATCGGATTCATCTCTCTTTCTTTGGGATACAACCCAATGGCTCTATGTTCTCTCGGGAGTCCCCATGGATGTCGGTTTATCCCATCTAGTAGCTGGTGGCAGTCAATAAGTCCGTCTTTCATCCACTTAAGGACACCTTTCCTAACACTAGGATCCATAGGAGGATTTCCTGCCTTCGTAGAATCTTGAATTTCCTTCCTGGTCGGACTTATAGCAGTGTCTGACACAATCATAGACAAATTGAAAGATTTAGGGACAGCAAATGTCTCTTCTGTCTGAATAGCGTCCCAATCACTCAGATGGTACTGGGGTTCTTTTATGTTAATCCAGATGTTTTCTTCGAGGTTTTGGACTATCCAATTATCATGATCAAGTACACTGAACTTGGGGTATCTCCTGTTCTGAATGTAATAGTTCAAGTACCAAATTTCTTTGAACTTCCATCCAGCTTGTAAGCTCTCGTGAGGGGAAATGAACTTCTTGGTAGTCCCGATGACTCGCACTTTCTCAACTCCTTTCCTTGTGTCTACCTCAGGATGTCCCCACAGTCTGAACAGCCCAGTTATTTGCGTCAAGTGATGTAATGACAGATGGCTCTCCTCTATTATTTTGACTAGATTCCATGCAACTTCTTTCTCTTCTTCAGAATGCCCGGATATCGTATCTTCTAAGAACTTCCTAGAGTCAAAATAATCAGACTTCTTTCGACTAATTATGATCCCTGTCATTATGGCCTCAAAGGACTTAAGGAGTTTATAACCATCGTTCCCTTGAACCACGAGCCATCTGTCGAACAATGAGAAAACCCTCACTAGCAATTCCGGACTCGGGTACACCTCTTGAAAGAGATAACGTCCAAAAAATGATGCCAAAAGAACATTATCCCTCTCAGTCAACTTATCTGTAATCATCCTTAGGACATCAATTCTGTAAACAGTGTCTAATCTCTCCCATCTAGCAACAAACAGCTCCCCTATCAGAAATAGTGTTATTGACCCAATCTCTACCATTGGCACTCTCAGTGTCTGATGCATTTCTAATCCAAATTCCTGATATGATCTTTCTGAAGTCATGGCATTAGACACCATGAGTGCTTTCTGAAGGAGAATCTTGGTCTTGTAGGTCTTTGTCTGGACATTGCTTGATGTTTTGATCAAACGAAGGAGTCTATCAAAAGGATCACCAGGTTTGGTTAAGAAGCCGAGGCCTTTATACTCAGTCTTAAGGAGTCTGTAAGCTCTGTCCATGTGAGGTACATCTTGTGGGTCATTAAGGTTAGATTCAAGACAAATCTTGGCACACAACCTTCCTGCCTCTCCAGACTTCAGCTTACCGAACTTCCTCAGTATTTTTTGATAGCTCTTTATTTCTCGGCCTCTTCCTCTTTTTTCAGAGAGCTCTTGGACATCTAGATAAGTCAATGCGCATCTTAAATGAAAATCTCCCAGTCCTCTAGCATGGCGTCTCTCTTCTTCATCATAAAGGTCGTAGATAAGCCCTGCCATAATTCAGAAATTTAAGATTAATAAAAGACTGAAGGTCTCGGTTTTCTTTATATACAAAAGGAGACCCCACTTGCCGAGATGACCATGTTGGTTTTCCTCGATAGATTCCCTACTGAGTGGATTTGAGATATTATGATACTAAGAAGATGATGCGTACAAGTATTTATGGCAACCCCTAACTATAATAACCTTAGAAGACATATGCTTATTTATGATGGTAAACATGAACATCTCCTCTCTCTACAGCTTGGATAACCTTCCTTAATAAGAAGTATTTTATTCTCCATAGCCCCCAAGATAGCAACACTATCGCATGAGATAAAATTAAAATTATGGCAATTTCACCTTGAGAGATGTTTGTATGGTAATTATCCATGCTGATCTCTTGGTTTTCTTTAAATATTAGGCTCTGGAGTATCAAGATGGGTTGAAGGATATTGCATATTAGATACTTGATCTTATTCATTTCTGGAGTTATTATTGAATTATAAGTTCTTCTGATCCGGGGTTCGGCCTTATAGCAGAGTAGATTACCTTAACAGGACTGCCATGTCGCCTGCGCTCTATCTTTATTGTTATGGAAACAATAGCAAAGAGTATTATAGCACAAATCAGACCTAGGGCAATTACTTTGATTCGGTGAGTGAGTTCACCAAACCATCCCCAAATCTCTCCTATTTTCATTGCTACTGATGTGATAAAATGACCAGAATAAGATGATGAATTAGATCCCTTCTCCAAAAACCCTATTCCCCCTAACGTCTTTTCATTATATCCGAGAGTGATTTCTTGAATTTCGTCAGATCGAAGAAGCACAAATTCTTTATGGTTGGAATGATATTTTGAGAGTAGTGAGAAAACCTCTTCCTTCCCATATTGTCTTGCTTCTCCAGGGGTGCACACTAACTGATCATGTTGGAAAGGAGTGAGAAGAGACAAAACCCTACGAGCTCCATTACATGTAGTTACGACAATCGTTCCGTTCCCACATATCATGGTGCTTCTGTCAATAGTGCAATTGGAGATAATGTCGCACGATTTCCATCTGTCCCCATTTTTGATCATATATTTCCCTCCGACTCTAATCGCACTTATTCCGATTGCCAAACAGTCCTGCTGACACTTGTGCTGATCTCGTATCAGAAATGAGTATCTAGTGGCTTCTATAGCAGTCTTCAGCCCTATTTCGACTGTCTGCAATATAGCAGGATAATACTCATTTGGAGGATTGTTTCCAACAGAGAAAACGATTCCTGAGGAGTCCATCATTATCATCTGTTTGCATGTTGATTTAAGTGAGACAGAATTAGTTAAGACAATGCCGGCTCTCGGACATACTACTTGGTCAGTGCTCTCAAAGCAACTGATAGTAGTTAGAGGCTCATCCCATAGACAGGTTTCAGATATAACTGGATTGTTCCATAGGTATCTCGAGTTAGAGTCAGTCACACTCATGGAGGAGGCATCAACCCTTTTTCCATTTATGATCAAACTCCCAGAGTGCTCTTTAGAAGATTTAAACCCGGTAGTGTTGAAGGATGTGATTGCTAAGTAAGACACTTCCTTTGTAACAGTTTGGGCGTATCTGTACTCTGGAACCAGCTGAGGTCCATAAGAAAAACATGCAGAACTTGTGCACTCTTTCTTGATAATCTCCCTACATTCAGAATCACCCCCTGGGCTAATGAGTGTCATCTTTGTACCCTCTACTCTAGAGAAGGTCCACGTCTCAGTGAACTCTTGTATAATCTTTATGCGTTGACAGCTAAAGACCGAGAAGTTACTCTCAAATACTTGCTTGTAGATGTTCACGGAGATCTGTTTTCCTTGTGTCATGTTGGTGCACTCCTGGAGGCACTGGACTACTGAAGGTCCCTCTGCCACATCCCTACAACTATAAGTGGAAAAGCCGTAAACAAGATGTGAGTCTATTGACAACATGGTCAATAGGAGAAGATAGAAAGAGATACCCATTAGTATTGAGGTTATTAACATAAAGGTCTCAGTTTTATTTAAATATTGATAAAGTGGTGTCATGCAGGTCCATCCCACTAAGGGATTACTTTCGGGGCAGCTTTTTCTTCCTTATACATGGTATGAATTATAAAACCCGGATTCTCTCTACATGCAATCTGAGCAATCTCTTCTGTCACCTCTTTTATCTGGCATTTATGGATCTTCACAGATGTTTTAGCAATTGGAATTCCAGCATTAGTACGGATTGCATTTCCTTCAGCTGCAAACTCAACTTGCTTAAACTCTTCTCCAATGTATTTTATTATCATGAAAGCCATAGGTTGGAACCAGTATACTGTGGCATTTTGAAAATGAACACTAAGAGTTCTCTTTTTCAACATTGTCATACAACCTTTGTCGTGAGCAGTATCGATAATCCAGAATAGGAGTCTAGACACTCGGCTAGAAATTTCTCCAAGGTCTGCTTTTCTTATTATCCCCTCTACTACCTTCTCTGAAATCCCGACATCTTCATAACTATCATCGCACTCTTGGTAGAACTCTACATTCCACATTACACATAAGAACCTGAGAGTTGATGCCATTACGATATATTCGATAATGATCAATGCTAACTTTCTATTTATGCAAATCTGCCTTCAGACTGATATTAAGCTATCTACTGTTGAGATCTCAGTTTTATTTAAATACTCACTGGATCTTTCATCATTAGAAAGTATAACAACTTATAATCTTATGATGAGGAATACTCATAACACTCATAAGATCAAGAGATCTGAAAACACACGACAAGAAGCACACAACAAACGCCATCACATGCAAGGCTTATTCTCTTTCTTACGCACACAGGCATACAAGAAAGCTGCTGTATTTGTTCAAACAATCTCTTCTTCAACTGGAATGTTTCCAATTTTCTTTTGTCCCCCGTTTAAGTTGACTGGTGAACACTTCTGCCTTGTATCTATACTATACAAATAAGAAGCAATCGGATCTGGTATCTTCACAGAGCACCTAAATTGGGGAGTGATCTTCAGCTCCCCAACCACAGTGTCCAGCTCTAACCCCAACAACTGTTTGGACATTGTTATTCTTATGGGGCAACCGTCTGATGTTCTACTTTGACCAAACCCGACTGCAGAGATATTGATTCTCTTATTAGTTGGAAAGAAGAATGAGTGTGTAACCTTTCCCCCCGATTTTCTCATATCCTCTCCTACAACCATTATCTTTCCATGGGATTCATCTGTGATTATGGGATCATAGTTGAACGTCACACTGACCAGTGTGGTATATTCCCTAGGACCTACTATGCAATCCATAAAATTCCCCTTTGCTTCCATGACTAAATCAGATGAGATTAAGTCATTTTTGATGAGAACTTTTGTAATAACGCCACTCTTGTTCACTTTCTCTGCCTTGTTTTGGAACTTTGACATATCTTACCTATTATTAAGGAATAATCAAAGATATATCTAACGATCTCAGTTTTTCTAAAATACTATCAAAGCAAGATTAAGGGAAAACAGAGCCAAGCTCTAATATGAAATCTTTGACCATAGCCTAAATGAGTCTACTACGCTAGCTAGCATTTGCATGATAAAAGTAAGATACATGAGGAAACATTCCTCCTCTCTTGGCAATACAATATATGAGGTTCCTAAGTTCCTTATATATCAACTTCATATCTGTTGGAAGAAGTTGAAGATGACGGTCGCGACTCTTGTCGAACAGGTGGAATCGCCGAGTTGAGAGCATTTTTGATGCCCCTCATTATCTCTTGGTTATACTCATATTTTAAGTCTTCCGACAGAGCATTGTCTCCCATAACTATCTCATACATATCAGGGGTCACCATGGATGCTCCATATTTCCTCATATTGGCATGATTGATATGCTTTTCAGTAAACCCGAGTTTGAGGTAGAGAGTGTTATAGTCCCAGCTCTTCCTCTCAACATGTTTATCTTTTGCCTTGTCTTGTACTCCGTTAGGAGCTTTGACGATGCTGTGCTCTGCAATCGAAGGCTTCTGGATCTTGCTGACGGCCTTGATCATCTCTTCCATTTCTTGCATTTTATGATCAAACATCTTCATCTTAACGTCAAAATCTAATGTCATTTTGGTCTTGATATCAGCCAACCCTTTCGAAACCCCAGTCAGCTTGTTGACTTCTTCGGTGAGGTGAGATGAAGTGTCTTTGATCTCTTTTTCAATGTTGAGATTCCTCTCACTTACAACACCCAATGCAAACATCTGGATGTGGGATAATCTCATCTCATATTCATGCTTGTGGAATTGCCTTTGAATGACTGTTGACCACTCCTTTCGATACAAAATTCCTAGAGATCCCATCTCTGTCTCCAAAGACTTGATAATTTCTGCTAAAGTAATGAGAGGGGCATCTCTATTGTCCTCTTCTGCCTCGAAGTCTTGAATTTGATTCTCATCGGTTCCAGGGCCAAACACCAATCCTGCAACATCCGGAATATTTTGTGTTGTCTCATCTGTCTCTTCCAGGAATTCATTTGGATCAATCTCGTAATTTCTTTCTGAAATCAAGTTTTCAGGAACTGATCCAAACACATCACTAGTGTCTACTGCCTGTCCAGATTCCATCTTAAAGTCGATTAGATTTGTAAAAAATCGCTAAAACACGTATAAATGACGATAGAAATATATGCCGTAAAGGTCTCAGTTTTTTATAAATACTGGAAATTACATGCAATAAAACAGGTCAGCTAATAATCAGTTCAACTAAAGACGTCATCTGCAGTTACACGATCTCTCCCCCTACCCTGGATACGCGGGTCCGGTCTCTCCTTTTCCTTTGTATGCAGGAATACACTTGCCATAGTCTGAGAATACTGACCCAGATTCTTTGCCGGGGCAGTCATATGAATTTTCCTCGCTGCTTCAATCATGCGTTCCCGCATCTCTTCAGGAACCTTAGCAAGGCCTACGATTTTTGTCGGATCTTGGTGATCTTGCCCGTGAGCAACATACATATTTAACAAGTTGACAATTAGAAACACAAGCTCTGGACAGTTCTTAGTCTGGAGCGACTGGAAGAAGGCAGCGTTGGCTATTCTGGCATACTTGAACTTTCCAGACTTTTTGTTGTCAGTTAACGGCTCAAATGTCTTCAAGAGTGTCGCGATCTGTATCAAACTTGGAAGTGTCATGGGACTTACCATCTCTTGGAGTAGCCACTGGTTGTTTAGGTGAGACACTCTCTTTACTTCAAGAAAAAGCTTGTAAGCATGAAGCCCAGAGTAGGAGAGAGGGAGAGTTGCCAAATATCTTAACATTCCTGAATCAGGAGACATGACATCCAGTCCGTCTTCAGCATTAGCTATCATTTTGATCCAGGTCCATCCTATCAAGGGATCTCCACTTAAGGATGCCTTGAATGAGTTTATCCACTCAACAGACGGGGCATTAATGGCAGGAGCATCTTCGTTGTAAAACGATTTAAACCTGGTTTTCATCGCAGCCCATGCATTTATGATGTTCTCAGAAGATTTTGTTATTGCCCTCATTAAGAAAGCTGATGCAAAGCAGGCAAACTTAGATGTCCCTGATATTGAGATTTCTCCAGACTTTGTAGAATCCTTTGAAAAGATCAAATCAGCTATTTTCTGCTGTTTATCAGCGTTTGTAAGCACCACCTCCTTGGTTTGATTGTTTTCTTCTTTTGTCCAGGTTCGATATATTTGAGACTTGAGATCATCCGGGAAGTCTTCAGCAGAAATATCTGATATATATTCCTTGAAGACAGTGTGAGTTTTGTTCTGAACCAATGTAGGCAGATGAGCGCCTAGTACTAGCGCAACATACGGAATAGTCAGATGACAATCAGCCTCCTTCATTAACTTATAAAACTTTACTACATTATAAGACAACTGCGACTCAATTAAGTCTGAGATTTTGTAGCACTTTATCTTATCAAACTTGTCATTGGTGAACACCTCCTCTGGCAACGATCCTAAAGATACATTCTCTGGAACTCCTGCAAATTCTTTTATTATATTTGCATCAAGCTTGTGCTGTGAAGTTGTCATGATGAAGAATATGGTAAATTGAAGATAGAATGAGATGATTAACTGAGGGTCTCAGAGTGGTTATTTTATGAAAAAATCTA